CGAGATCCTCTCTGGTCTCGTGGGCTCGGAGATGTGTATAAGAGACAGTATTCAATGTGCCCAATTATTACAGCATAAATAACAAACAAAGCGCGGTGTAAAAGCCGCGCATTAGGAGAACGAGATGGAAGTACAAATATTTTTTGATATTTTAAGTAGCGACTTAGCCACCATAAACGTTGTGGCTAAAGCAACATTAAGTGGTTCATATAGACCAGCAACGTTTCATCATGAAACAGAAGATGATAGAGAATGTTATGTTGATTATATGACGTTAATTGATAATGACGGTGAAGAATTTGAACCATCATCAAAATTAATAAATTTAGTACATGAACACATTGACGACAAAGTCATTAACATTTACAACAAGGCAACAAACAAGGAATCTGAAATTTATATTGATGATTTCAAAAGCGACCACGATTACGCGACATTAATGTATTAAAACAACTCCTACCTCTGCCGCTAAGACAAGTGGCTTTTTTTAAAGGTGATTTATGATTAAAGAAATATACGATTTTCTAGTTATGCTAGACAACACAGGCGCGGCATATTTGATTTTTTTACTTGGCTTTTTGTTGATGGCTGATTATTGCTTTACAGCACAAGCAGAAATTATCCGTTTACGCAAATTACTAAAGCAGGCAATAAAATGAGCGCAACACTAGCATTAACACTTAGCTTTTTAACCATTGACACAAACATCGACAAACGCGGCAAAACAACCACGCATGAGGTGATCGCATACACTACGGTTGCGATACCGTATGACACCATGCAAGCCTGCGCTAACGCAAAGGAAGAATATCAACTAGCGGTAGGCGCATATCAGTTATTTAGGCGACCTACGCGCATTATTGGCGCAATTTGCAATGATAGCAAAACGGGGGTGGTTGAATGAAAAACGATTTAATTTGGTTTTCTATTTGTTCATTTTTGGCTGGTGCATTGCTTTGCTTTATTACAATAGCAGCAACACACCGACACCATTATGAAGTGATTAAAACAAACATCGGTGAGTTTATTTTAAAAGACGGTAAGATTTTCACTGTCTATGAAATGCAAAGAAATATTAACGGGGATATGGTGGGAAGATGAACGATTTACAAAAAGAATTACAAGAGTTAAAAGCAAAAGTTGCTGACTTAGAATCGCGCATTGTTGCTGAGCCAGTAAAGTGGCAACCTAAAAGTGGAAAATATTATGTGGAATGTTTGAGTGTAACAAATGTATTTGATAGAGAAACCCAAGCACAAGCAGAACGCGCAGCAGTTGAGATGCGTAGGTTTAATCGATTGTTAGCACTGCGTGATGAGTTGTGTGGTAATAAGGAGGTTGATTGGACAAACGATGAAGAAAAATATTATGTTTATTTTTCTCACGAAAGTGGAGCTTGGTATGTTTCAACGGATGAGTTTTGTGAAAGCATTCAACCCTACTTTAGAAACGAAAACGTAGCACAAAAGGCTTGTGATATGCTCAACAGCGGGGAGGTAGAGTTATGAACGAATTTGTCATGTTTGTTGTCGGGATTGTAATTGGTTGGTGCTTATCATGTCAGTTTGCAACTCCTTACAAACCCGAATGGAAATGGGAAGAAAGACCATATTCAAAGGATAATAAAAATGAGGTTGAGTTATGAAACAGATCGCATTAGAAGAACATTTGATTAACCGACTTAACGAGCTTAAAGAAGAACGTAAAAGCCTTAAGCGTCAAAAATTACGCAGCATCAAAGAAACTATTGATATTCAATTTATATTAGCAAAATTTAAAGAGGAGCATAAACATGGGTGAGTTAATTTTTTTCACAGGCATTTTTGTTTTGATTGTATGTTTTATGATTGAGTACGCCAATGGAGATTGACGACATGGCGGCATTAATATTTTTTGTTTTAGGGCTGATATTAACGGGGATATGGTTATGGCATTAGTTAAACCAGTTACACCAGTAACACCAACAGCAACAGCAACAAACTGTCAGCACAAGACATGGCGGCAATATGTTAGCAGAGGAATTAGGGAGTGTGATTCATGCCATGAAATACGCCCTATTTTTGATTTAAAGATTGAGCATCAAAGGTAATTATGAAAAAACAACAAGTTGGCATGTCACTTAATGATATTGCTATTTTAAAAGAAAATCTGCGATACGACCCAAAAACAGGCGAGTTTTTTCGTAAGTTTCACCAATCACGCCCTGCCGCATTTTGCTGGGCAAACAACAACGCAACTATAAAAATCACTGGTAAAGATTACGCAAAGTATCATTCAGTGTGGCGAGCAGCAGTATTTTTTTCACATGGTTATTATCCAGCGTTTGAGGATTCAATTGTTTTTGTTGATGGTGATAATACCAACTTTAAAATTAACAATTTATTAGTAGTACACCCAAGCGATGATGAATGCACCATTATGGATTTTGCAATGGAGCATAATTTATCACCGCAGACGGTTAATCATAGAATGAAACATGAAAATCGTTATTCACGCACCATACGAAATTACACGGTTTATTTTTACAAAAAAGATTTATTTATGAAAAACTGCGGTGATTTAATTGGAAGACGCGGCAAAGTGATTATTGATGATGAAAAAATTTACAACAAACCAGTGGTTTTAGATGAAACAAAACGCGGCAATAAACTGATACGCGCATTTTTATCAACACATTTTTTAATGCCAACACGTTGGGAGTTAACTTTATGCAACTAAAAAAATTACACGACAACGCAATTATGCCAGAATTTAAAACGGCTGGAGCTGCTGCAATCGATTTACACGCGTGTATTGATAACACAGAATTATTAACGCCAGAATTTCCTATATTGATACCGACAGGAATTGCAATCCATATCGCTGATAAATCTGTCGTGGGTTTAATTGTTCCTCGCAGTGGGCTAGGGTTTAATCACGGCATTGGCTTGATGAACACTATTGGCGTAATAGATTCAGATTATCAGGGCGAGATTATGGTTAAGTTGCGCATGACGCATGGTGATAGTTATCGCGTTCAGCCAAACGAGCGTATTGCACAAATGTTTTTTGTGCCTGTGCTGCGCCCAATATTTGAAGAAGTTGACGAGTTTACAGAAACAACTGAGCGTGGTGCGGGTGGTTTTGGAAGTACAGGTGCAAAATGATTACACAACAAAAATTACATCATCTATTTACATTGCGTGAAGATGGAGAGTTAATTAGAAAAGTTTCAACTTCAATAAATAATAAAGCTGGGGATGTTGCAGGACATATTACCAATTATGGTTATCGACACGTCCATCTTTATGGTAATACTTATTTAGCGCATAGATTGGTCTGGATGTATTTGCACGGAAAATTTCCTAAAGGTTGTATTGACCATATCAATGGTTGTAAATCAGACAACAGGATTGAAAATTTGCGTGAGGGGACAAGAAGTAAGATTATGCAGAAAATAATTAAACCACAAAATAAAAATAATTCTGGCTATCGTGGTGTTTATCAAGATAAAAAATCTAAACAGTTTAGAGCTACAATAATATTTCATAAACATAAAAAACATCTTGGATATTTTGACACTGCCGAAAAAGCTCACGAAGCTTATTTAGAAGCTAAACGCGAACTTCACGAATTTTGCACTATTTAATATGACACAAGAAGATAAAATGACAGCAGAACAATACATAAAACAACAACAAGGCTATTTGCGTCAATTAGCATGGTTGCTTAACGCCAGTAGAATTGGTGAATTGCATACGTTAAAAGTAAAAGAGGATAAGAAATGATTGCAACAACAGCCTATATTTTAATTAATACTATTGTAGCGTTTGGCGAAGTTACACAAACAACAACAATTTTTGCAGACAAACCATCGTGCGAATCCGCAGCAACAAGACAAGACTTTGTATTAAAGTCACTTGAGGTACACGGTAGATGGAATCTTACTTGTCATCCTTACTCACTTGCTGAGAATAAGAAATGAAACAATGCACCAAATGTTTAGAAATGCGCAATGATCTTGAATTTTATTCGTATAGAACGATTATGTATAATCGTAAAAATGATAATTTGCCGCATGACGTTTGCAAAGATTGTTATAGTTGCAAAGCAAAACGTAAACAATTAAACGAGCCTATTTCTGAAATAACAAGGCTTTCACGTTTGTTTTTATCAACGCATTATGTAAAGCCTGCCAAATGGGAGTTGACGTTATGCTAACTGGTGACAGTGTACACGCGCCAGTGCATTACAAAGGCGATAAAATGGAATGTATTGATGCAATGCAAGCAATGTTAAGCCATGACGAGTTTCGTGGATTCTTGCGTGGAAATATATTTAAATACATGTGGCGATATAAAGAAAAAAATGGCATTGAAGATTTGCGCAAAGCCAATTGGTATTTAGAGCGATTGATTAAACTGGAGAATTTTTAATGATTTATGATTTCAAAGGCTACAAAGTAGACCAAGACCCAACTATTAAAGCACTAAGAGGTCAAAAAATGCGCGATTACATGGCGCGTTTAAAACATTTTGCGGATAATCCCGTTACACCAGTATTTATAAGTGAACGCAGTGCATGAAACCACGACTTAAAAAGATCGGTAGAATCTGGCTATGCTATACACAAACAACGGCTGTTTGTTCTGGTTCAACACCTGAAGAAGCCTATCAAAAATGGGTAGCAAAAAACAAAGCCGCTGAATAAGCGGCTTTTTTATTATTCACTTAAAAACAATTCTGCTTCAGCGTTTCGCCTGCGTGTTAATCCAGCAAGCGGTTTACCACCTGCTTTATTCCAACGTAAAAACTGTTGTGCTATTTCGGCTTTATCATCACCGGCTTTAAGCATTTTAACCAATGTTGATTTAAGAAAATTACCTGCGCCTATGTTGTAGCATAAACAAACCAGCGCATCAAATTCGTTTTGTGTTAATTCAACGCCTGTTGCATTAACTGCTTTTTCATATTGACCAATTGTTGCCGCAAGTAAAGCAATTGCCGCACCTTCATTAGGTAGCGTTCTATTTTTAGTGACTGGCGTACCATCACCATAATGTGTTGAGCCAATGCCAATAGTCCATATTCCAGCAGGGCATTGATAAGCGGCTAACTTACAGCCTTCAAATTCTTTGATTAACGCTAAACCACGTTCACCTGTTTTCATTTCTTCCCCCGCATCAATAAAATAGTGCTGATTTTTTGTGTTAATCGAATCATATCGTTATCCAGTACGCGAATCTGATCGATAAGTTCAACAAGCACAACATAGGCTTCTTCTAGTATTGGCTTGACGATTGTTGTTGCCCAAACCCAAACATAATAGACAATATAACCCATGCCACCTGCCGCAATGATAGGAAAACCATATTGATTTATATATTTTGCAATTGCATCAGCTTCCATTTTTTTCCTTCTCTTTTGCAATATCTAACGCTTCAGACATCAGCGCATCAATTTTAATTATATCTTGCGACATGGCAGTAATGCGCTTGTCTAATTGCCTAATGATAGCAATCAAGCCTTGAATCCGCTCAAGCACACTATCAAGCAAAAACTTTTGTGTGAGAAAAACAAAATAGATGCCACCGCAAGCCGCAGCGATTGGAAACCCAACATCAGTAGCAAATTGCAGAAATTCCATTACTTACTCGTCCACCATGTAAGAAAAGAAAACAATGCGCCAACCGTGAACACAATCCCACCGATAAAGCCTTTGTATTTTGTTTGTTCTGTTTTCATTTCATCAAGCGCATGGATTATTGCATCAAGTTTTTTACCGCGATCTTCAAACACTTCTTCCAGTGCATCAATTCGTTGTTCCACTTTAGCAAGACGGCATTTTTCATCAGGCATTATTCACCTCAACCCAGTTAATTATTGATTCGTCCCAGTAATACTGCTTATCATCTTGCGGATAAGGTGCAGGTGGTTGCCATGACATGGTGTCAATATCGCCAATCCAAGAAGGATAAGGCTGACGTGCTAAATGCTCTGCTTGTTTATCTGCATTAAACTCGACTTGTGAAAGCACTTTTAAAACGCCAGTTAATGTTGTATCTGCATCGTCATCGCACGTTCCCCAGATTAAAGGTGGTTTAGTGAGTGAGCCGTCTGGGTTTGATGCAATCGGAAATTCTGATTCGTTTTGAAAAATGTATTGAAAACCTTTTAGGTTTGGAATTGCAGGTCCAGTTCGCATAGGTTCTTCTGTGCAAAGAATTCCAGTTTGCGCGTCTATGTTTGTTAGTTGTATATACATAAATAGTTTTCCTATTTGTTAAACTGGTATCCTACGGACTGCTCTGACGTAGGTCATAATGCTCTTATCGTAGCTGTTCTGAAGCCCATTAGGGAAGAGCTGCGCCCATGCGACGTTAGAATCGTTCTCAGTAGAAGACCAATAGCCATCAGATTCAAACGCATTCGTTTCGCCAGTTCTAAACCCAATACCCGCGCTGGTTTGAGCAGGCGAGCCGCTAGTGTAATTGGTGCTTATTGGTTCTGGCGATACCGCATTGGCGTTTGAGCCGCTAGACGTATTATTCGCGTTAGTCGTAGGTTTTAAATTGTAATACAGAACTTCAAGCTCATTTTTAGCGGGTAGATACCAATCACTATAGCCTCCAATATTTAAATCTTCGCAAAACTTAGCAGCTGTCTCTTATACACATCTCCGAGCCCACG